TGTCTGTTCTTGCCGGAATCAGCATACACACAAGTGTGTTTTCCTTGCAGCCTTCTTCGTAACACTTCGCAACCCATTCTGCAACGTTCGAATATGGTGGATTGCAAAACACACGATACCCCCCCCAATCCATATTCAATCCGTTTTGTTCCATCGTGAAAAACTTTTCACATTTATGATTTTCAGATGTTGCACACGGATCAAGATTGAAGTGAAATTCCTGATTGATCATGTTGAAGAAGTCTTCCGGTGTTGCCCATTCATCTGAATTACTACTAAACATTACTTTTGTATTCATTCGTCCACCATATCCAGCAAGTTCATGTATTCTTCCTGGTCGATGTCACCTGACATCATTGACACATCAATTGCACGTTTTACGGTGTACACGTCAATGTTGCCGTTTCTGTATTCATCAATCATTTTCAACATTCTTGCCATTATTCCGGATTCCTTTCTTCGATTTCGATGAACTTGTTCAAATACCAAACCGCTTTCTTTACGTCTTCAAGTGGTGACGTGTTCTTCTTGCAGCATCGGTATATGTACTTGAACGCATTGCATAGACAAAAACCTTTGACATCTTCAGTTCCGATTGCTTCTTCCATCACGTCGATGCATTCGAACTTGCCTGATTCGTAATGCTTCGGATGATTCACATTGTCTTCATTCATCATCGTGATGATTGATGGTTCAGCCATTCAGCACACCTTCCTTTCTTGTGTTTTAGTATCGTTTTGTAAACCGATAACTGAATGATAGTATAGTTTTCGATACTTGTCAACACTTTTTTAATCAATTTCTAAACTTTTCTTGAAAATATGTTTAGAAATGTATATAATGAAGGCACAATATAAATAAGAAAGGAAGTGTGTACATGAACGATTTCAGCCGACGTTTGCAACATATGATGGACGAAAATCTTCTTCAGGCTGTTGACATCGTCACCAGGTCGAACGGATACATCACGAAATCCAACGTGTCACAATGGTTGAATGACCGGTGCAAGCCGTCTTCGAAAAAGGTTGCCGTGCTTTCGGACATCTTCAATTGCAATCCGAATTATCTTCTTGGTCTGACAGATGATCCGACACCACCAAACATGGAACAGCTTACCAACGAAGCAAAACTTTGTGACTTGATGTCGAAGTGTTATGGAAGGGAATCATACAGAATCGTCAAATTGTACCTGACATTGAATGAAGAAGGCAGAAAGGCAGCATTCAAACGTGTCGAAGAACTGACACGGCTGGAAGAATATGTAAAAAGGGATCCTTCTGCCGAAAGGAAGGTAATGTGATTTATTATGATTTCAAAAATTACACATGATTACACATATTACACATATTTCCTATACTACTATATATTACTTTTTAACGTCGTATGACGATGAAATTTACTTCAATTATAAAGAAGTCAAAATCATGTGTAATTAGTGTAATTTCCTTTGAAAATACTGACTTTCATGTGTAATTTTTGATGTGTAATCAACTGTAATATGATGTGTAATTGAAAAGAAAACGGATCCGATGTTGCGACCATCGAATCCGTCATGTAAATACATCCAACCGAACCATCCAACGATTGAACATACTTCCTTTTCTATTATATCAATCCTTGGAAGGTCTGACAATTGAAAGGATTGATGTTCTATGTCAAAATTCAAACGTCTGCCGAACAACTTTGGAAACATATCACGTCTTCCAGGTAAACGACGGAATCCGTATCGTGTCCGTGTCTGTGTTGGAAAGACCTTGGACGTGGAAAACGAACGTGTCATCCGTAATTATGAAGTTGTCGGATATTTCCCAACATACGAAGATGCCTTGATGCATCTGACAGAATATCACAAACATCCATATGACATTGATTCTGCAACCATCACGTTTGGTGAAGTCTTCGAACGATGGTCTGATGAAGCATATCCGTCAATGTCGAAATCCAACATTCAATCGTACAATGCAGCATTCAAGGTGTGTGGATCCATAACGGACAGACCGTTCGTGAATATCAGATATCAGGAACTTCAGAACGTCATTGATACATCCGGAAAGAATTATCCCACACTTCGAAAGGTGCTTTTGTTGTTTCATATGTTGTATAAATGGTGCGGAAAAAATCAGATTACTGACAATAATCAGGCACAATATGTCGATATTCGTCAGTATAAAGACAAAAATCCGAATAAAATCGACCGAAATCCGTTCACAAGTGACGAAATCGACACATTATGGACGTGGTCTGATGCAAACGACTATGTCAAAATCATTCTGATCATGTTGTATTCCGGTGTCCGTCAAGGTGAACTTCGTGACCTGAAGAAAGAAGATGTTCACTTGGAAGAACGATTCTTCAGTATAACGAAATCCAAAACACCGGCTGGAATCCGAAATGTACCAATACATGACAGAATACTGACATATTTCGAACAGTTTTTGAACAGAAATGTGCAATCTGAATACATTTTCACCACAACTGATGGTCAGCACTTGGAAGACCACAACTTCCGTGATGCATACTTCGTCCAGGTACTTGACCACATCGGAATGAAACACGACCACCTTCCACACGACACAAGGCACACGTTCATTTCACGGATGACGGAAGCCGGTGTCGATGACCGCATCATCCGGAAGATTGTTGGTCATGCCGGAAAAGGTGTCACCGAAAACGTGTACACGCATATTGATATGTCAATACTGTTGGATGCAATCAACCGGATATAATCATCCCAACTAAAACCCAAACGAAAGGATTGACAATGGAACGTACAGAATACAAGAATCAGTTCAATCGTGATCATTATGAACGCATCAACATCGCACTTCCGAAGGGAATGAAGGAAATCTTCAAGGCACGTGCATCCGAAAAAGGAATGTCACTGTCTGCATACATTGTTGACCTGATGCGACAAGACCAACTTGGAATGTTTGATTCGATGCAGATTGCAGACAAGAACAAAGAACACATCCGGTCAATTGTCGGAAATATGCACGACGGATACGTTATCACCTTTGACGATGGTCACATCCTGAAGGCACGAACGAAGCTGGAAGCACGAAAGGGAATAATCGCATATTTACAATGATTTTGGTGTCTTACATAAGACTTGGAATGTCTTACATAAGACACCTTTTATTTGTGATTCTTTTGTGTAACTTTTGTGTCACATTGAACAGATTTTGTCAGATTGCAGCAGAATTTCAGATAAAAGAAAAATCCCACGAACACGGTATTTTTCCGCATTCGTGGGATTTCAAAACATCGTATAAAATTATCTCTTTGATAACATCAGACCACGTAAAATCAAGCCTTGCGACCACTTTTGTGTCACTTTTGTGTAAAGTTCGTCAGCATCAACCAAGGTATTGTGTACCGTCCGGATCCAAGCCACAAACCCAACCGGAAGGAAACTTCACCCAAACACCACCGTTCGCAACGGTCATGACATCTTGACAAGTGATGATTGTGCCTTTCTTCATCACGGCTGTTCCGTCAGATTGTCTGATGGATACTTTCTGACCGTTCTTTGTCAGCTTCGACCACGGCTGTTTCTGACCGTTTGCAGATGAACGAACCCACATATTATACTTCAGTTTGTAGTTCTTGCCAACGACAAACGGTGCTTTCTGTGTCTGAACCGGTGTGACCGGTGTCACATTCACGGAAAAATCATCGTACTGTGTCAGATTGTACTTTTCCACAATTGTGCATAAAGTGTTCACATATGTGGATGAAGTTGCGTATCCATCAGCCTTCAGGAATTCCGCATACTGTCTGTATGTGGTTGCCGTCTTCAAATTGGCATATCTTTTTGCCGATATGAAGTCGAAATATCCCTTCACACCTTCTTCCATTGAAGAATATGCACGGAAGTTGTCTTTGATGGATGTCAACGTGCCTGGTGTGTATTCTTCCTTGGTCTTCATGTTGACCGAAGCACCCTTCCAAGCTGAACCGCACTTCATACCGAAGTAATTGTGATATGGTGATAATGCACACGTTCCGAATGCACTTTCACAACAAGCCTGTGCGATAACGGTGGATGCAATCTTGTATCCACGTTCTTTTGCACATTTAACGATCATCGGTGCAATGGTTTCAATGAACTTCTTCACCTGTGCTGCACTTGCCATTTCCGACACCCCTTTCTTCATCTTGCATTTCTTTCATGTAACGTTCTAATTCGGCAACACCAAGTATTGCCATAATGATTCCAAGAATGAAACCACCCAAAACACCAAGAAACAACGTCAGTATCATGATTCACCTTCATTTCCGCTTTCAATCAGATTCTTCACGTTCTTATTCTGTGAAAGCTGGTCATTCAACCACACAAGTGCATCGTCAACCCATTCGGAAAATACTTCGAACGACACAACCTTTGCGATTGCCGGAAATGTTTCAATGAATCGTTGGTAAACAAGACGAAGTTTCAATTGTCCTGTTCCTGATTGAAGTTCCTTTTCAGCCATTGCAACGGCATACTTCAACCATTCCTTGACACATCGAATCTGTTCGTCTGTGGGCATTCCGGTGAATTTCCAACAGTACACCACAACGAACACCACGATTGCCAATACACCGACCAAAATGAACCAATTATCAATCAACCATTCCATATTTGTCACCCCTTCAATTCTTCAGAATATTCAATTCCGCTTTCCAATAAACGAACCTTTTCGGATTCCTTGGTGTCCTTGAATCCACGAACGAAGTATCCAAGTGCAACGGCAACAATTTCCGTCACCCATGCGATACCCATTTCAGAACATGGATCCTTGTCAAGTAATGACAAGATAAAAGGTGTCATCCCACCGATGACACCTATTATCAAAAGGATCCTTGTGATGTTCTTTGTCCAAGTCACCGAAAACCGCTTCGGTTTTTGGTTTTTGTTTTCCATAAGATATTCACCTTCAATCTTTACCTTCAAGGTCTTCAAGACGATGTTCCGACACCTTTTCACGGTTCTTCAGGACTTCAATGTCCTTTTCGGCTGCATACATCCTTTCAATCAGATTGTTGTGTTTGTCTTGCTTCTTTTCCAATTGCACCAGCTTTTCCGTGGTCAATGCTGTCTGTTTTTCATATTCGAACTTCATTTCCTTGATGGAATCTTCCAAACCACCAACCTTGTCGTTCACGGTGTCCTTCAGGTCATCGAACTGTTTCTGATGACTTTCACGAACTTCTTCCTGATACTTGGCTTGTTCCACACGTAGTTTTTTGATTTCGAATATGAATGTCAATACGGATCCGATCAAGGTTGCAACACAACCAATCAACGCAACGATGACACCTTCGGTCATCAGTATTCTTCACCGGTGATTTCGAAGAATTCTTCTTCGGTAATCCCTTTCGATGGTTTTCTTTTACCAAGTTCAACACGACCACGAAGTGTTTCAATGGTAATATAGTTCAATTCCCACTGTTCCAACAGTTTGTAAAATAACGGACTATGATTCATACGTCTTCACCCCTTTCTGATCATACCAAGTCTTCGTCTTCATCTTCGGTTTCCGGTGTCAGGTCATCAATCTGAAGCTGAATATCTGTCAAGGTCTTCATGATGGTTGTCAGAACGACACCTTCCTTTTCATTGACGTATTCCTGGTATTCTTCCAATGTCAGAAAGGCTTCCTGATACTTCCAATGTTGACCGGAACGGTCTTCATTGTTCACGATTTTGAAGTTCTGACGAAGGTACACACCGCACTTGGACGATGTCAGGTCAATTGCCAACGGTCTTTCTTCCTGAAAGCCTTCAACCCACTTGAATTCTACTCTTACCATAGTTTGCACCCCTTTCATGGTTTGATATTCTTCGTCTGCCGTACTGAAAGTTGAAGAAAGGCTTGATGTATTGAACGTACGCATTGTACGTGTCCGTGACGTTCAACCATCCGAAATATGACATCATCTGCCGTATTTCGTGCAAGGTCATCTTGTCTTTTCTTCCGACCTTCCGTGCCTTCCTGAAGGCTTTCATCAGAATCGACTTTCGAAGTGTTGTCTTGTTTCTATAAAAACGGAATCCCATGTAATCTAATGCACGACAATCCACACAAAACACTTGCCAATTGTCTTTCAACGTCAATCCAAGACGTGTGACAAGGTACTGTTGGATTTCGTTCTTCATTCGATGCAATTCCGCTTTATCTGAACCGAATATCACCATATCGTCCATATAACGCATATAATACTTTGCACCAAGGTCTTGTTTGATGTAGTAGTCAAGACACGTCAGATGCCAATTTGCAAGCCACTGTGACGTGTAAAAACCAAGTGGAAGACCTTTGTCGTTCACGTCAATGACTTCGAACAGAACACGAAGGAATTCTTCGTCGTGTATCATCCGTCGCATCTGATCCTTCACAACGTCGTGTGATACGGAATCAAAATACTTCCGGATGTCCATCTTCAGACAATAACGTGTGTTTTCCTTGTCGGTGCGTATCCAACGTTCAATGTACTTCTTTCCACGGTGTCCACCCTTACCAGGCAACGAACCGTATGAATGGTAGTACATCGACCGTTGCATCAATGGTTTCAGGACATTGACCAACATATGATGAACAATTTGTTCACGGTATTTTGGAACGATGATCGTGCGTTTCTTCCGTGAAATACCGTCGTAGATTTCAACAGGCACATGGTTCGCATTTTTATAGTGTGCGACCATGTTTTGAATTGGAACGATGTGTTTATCAGGATTTTCAAAATATTCTTGTACGTCCTTTCGGCTTCTTTTACCCCTGGAAGACAATTGAATTGCAAGACGGATGTTGTCTTCCGATATCAACTGTTCATACAGATGATTGAATGATTTCATGTTTTAACCTTCTTTGTATTCGTTAAGTTTTTCTTATCGTCTGTCGGTCTTTCGATGAACTACTGAACCGACTTTTTGCGACTTAATTTTTACCAAGTGGTAAGGATGATGTATTGCATTTTGTTTTCTGTTCCGTCTATACGATAAGTAGGGCAGCGCCATTGTTCCAATTAGCATTCGAAAGAGTGTTGTTCAGATTACACGTAAACGTACCGCATTTCAGCCTGTTGTTGCAATTACCGTCAATTGTCGCAATACAAAACCCTATAAAAAGGACGGCAATCATCACGGTTGCCGTCCGAATTACTTATTTTATGCCTTTTCGACCTTATCCATGATAAGAAAGGGCAGCGCCAGCGCTCCAATAAGCAG